AGCCATTACTAGTATAACTGACTAAAATTTTAAACCCCCGAGGCCGCTGCTTATACGTAAAACGTTATAGTTTACAGCGTATACGTAAACTTTGTGCCCGAAACTCGCGTCTGGTGAATCGAGTTCAATATCTATCAAATTATGTGCTATTCTACTCATGTTAACTTGACCAGTAGGGTAATACGTTTCCGGTTTTAAAGAAAAACTATAGACACCAAAGTTATTATCCGTTACCCCTGTATAATACTTTAATGGTTGTTCGTAACTGAGCATTAAATTATCGGCGTCTATGATTACGTTATTGTTAAATTTCATAGTAACTTGTTTTATTGGTTCATATTTGTATACATCATCACTGACAGCTACAAAGAACATTTCTTTGACAGGGTTTTTAAAGTTAAGCATACCAGATTTCTTAGATTCACCCGGTTTAAATTTGAATTGAGACATTTGGAGTTGGGTTATAACATATTCTATGGGACGTGTAAGTAGGAAATTCTTTTCATCCTCTGTAATAAAAAAGAAATCTGTCACGAGAGAAACCTTTTTGATTGAGGACGAAATATCTGAAGGTGGATCGATAATATCAGTACTGGTTTTATACTGGATAGTGACGTCTTCAAGTTTTTTAAATTTTATACGTACTTCGACAAGTTGTTTTGTTAATGCACATACAGGTATAGCTAAACTTGGGTTTCTAAAGAAATAAAAGGGTAAAAATACATTATAATCCCAATCATATGAAACGGGTATATAATTATTGTGTCCCGTTAAGAAATAGAGTGTTTGATCAATATCATCTTTATTACTATGTATTTGGTCATACATGTAAATATAATCACCCGTTATTCTCTCTATGGTTTGACCACCTATAAGTAAATCTGCGTATTCTATTATTTGTGCACCTATAGATTCACGGTATCTTATATCATAACCCGAATCGGCTGTACCAGTCGGTTGTGGTAAAGTGAATTTAAGCATCATACTTCGTACAAGATCTCCTTTGTTTTTGGGTATACGACATTCTACCGATACATCGTAATCAATATCACCATCAAAAGGTGTTTCGATAGATTCAATTGAAAATTTAGTATGTCTCTTAAAATTCATCAGGAAATACGAAAACTCGGGTTCCCCGGTAAGCCATTGGTCCTGGATACCCGTGATAGCAAGGTTTAATCGACCAGCCATTCTTACTTTACGTGAGTAAAATTTTATGAAATAAAACGACACGATATTGTAGATGAATCTTCAGTTGAGAAAATTCAAACCCGAACAAATGGCAGATGATAAAGTATGTGTTTTTATAGGTAAACGTAATACGGGTAAATCAACTCTTGTTACTGATATTCTGTACCATAAAAAACATTTACCGGCGGGTATTGTTTTATCAGCAACAGAAGAAGGTAATCATTATTATCAACAGTATATACCAGATTTATTCATATACGGTGATTATGACAGAGAAGCTATTGAACGTGTACTTGAAAGACAAAGAAAGTTAGTGGGTGGTGGTAAAACAAATTGTGGGGCGTTTCTTCTTTTAGATGATTGTATGTATGATTCAAAGTTCATGAAAGACAAGTGTATTAGACAGGTTTTTATGAATGGACGTCATTGGAAGATATTTTTCATGTTAACCATGCAATATTGTATGGATCTACCACCCGCACTCAGGGCAAATATCGATTACGTATTTATTTTACGTGAAAATATAATTCAAAATAGGGAAAAATTATTTAAAAACTTTTTTGGTATTTTTCCATCTTTTGAGATGTTTAATAAAGTTATGGATTCGTGTACAGAAAATTACGAATGTTTGGTATTGGATAATACTTCTAAAAGTAATAAAATAGAAGATTGTGTCTTTTGGTATAAAGCATCACTTCGTAAAAATTTTAGAGTTGGTGCACCAGAGTACTGGCAAACACATAAAAAGATGTTTAACCCGAAACATGGTAATATGAAAGTGGGAGATCCAAATTCAGTTAAAAAGAATGCACCATTTAAAGTTACGAAAAGAAAATGATAAGATCAATTGCTAAACGAATGTACAGACAAGTTTGTACAAAAAATATTGAAATGGTATATCCAGCTTATAATGAACTTAATATGGATGTACATCGTTCTATAGGTGAACCACAGGGTAATAATGATGATGGATATCGTATATTAGTAGATGTATGTCATCATACAAAAACTGTTTATATAGATAACGATATGTGTGATTATGATAAATTAAATGATTTACCCAGGATTATAAAAACATTTGGATGTTTATACCCAAATTACACTCTTCAGGACAATGATGCGTAATCATTTAAAACCAAAAAACTATGTACATATAAATGGCGACGGAGATTAGAACGATGAATCTTTCAGATAATGGTGATGGTATGGTTTCCCTAAATGACAATCAAGGGACATCTTTCGTGCCGAATATCCCCCCCGAAAAAAATGTGAGTGAAAATAAACAGACAATGGACTCTACTTCAATTTCAGATATTATGGGTCAAGCCGAAGAACCACTCGAACCACCAATGATGAGTGCCGATCCAAGAATGACACAAATGCATATGCAAGCTCCGATGATGATGGCGCAACAACAACAACAACCAGTAGCACAACAAACGATTGAAAAACAATCCGAATCTAAAAATCCATTCAACCTTACTGATGACCAGTTTCAAGCACTCATTGTAGCTGTGTGTGCTGCGGCGGCAATTAGTAAGCCAGTTCAAGAAAAACTTGCGAACTTTGTCCCATCGTTTTTGAACGACCAAGGACATCGAAGTGCAATCGGCTTAGCGTCGACCGGTATGGTTGCAGCAGTAGCCTTTTACATTGTGAGAAAATACGCTTAAATAGCATTATAATGTTTATACATTTTCTTTCCTAAAACAAAATAGGAAATGAGAAATCCGAACAGTAAACCAACTGCGCGAAGTCCTAGAACAGTACCAGTACTCTTCGTAGTTTTACCATAATCTCTGAAATCTTTTTCAAATCTTTTGTTTATTTGGGATACACCCGCAACCATACCCATACCTAATAAGGTTGACAATATTAAAAATGGTGCATCTATAGCCAAACGACCCATTATATTTCCACCACGTGGTAATGTAGTGATGACTAACGGTGTGACGACCATGATTATAAACATATTCATCCATTTATCGTTTAAAAGTAGGGGTGCACTCGAAGATGCGAGTAAAGTGTTTAGTAACAAATACGCTTTCATTAAATCTCCTAACGATTGCATTTTATTAATACCAAACATTATTTATCCTGAATGTGTTTACCACAAAATTTAGTTCTTTGTGGTATTTCCTGGTATATTCCCAAAGAAACGCACATTGTTCTAAGTTTATCGAAATTTTCCCAGAATTCTTTACTATGCGAATATTCGGTGACGGTACAGTGTGCGAGTTCGTGTAACAAAACATGGAATATTTCATTAGGTTCTCCATCGATACATAAACCTATATCATTACCTTTATTGACATTGTATCCGATAGACCCATTCATACGCCTATGTGCGGTAATTGGAATTTCTTTACATAACATTTTGAATTCCTGATTATCTGTTTCCTTAAGATGTTCCCTGAGTGTCCTGTATTTTTCACGAACATCTGTTAATTCCTGTGGTTCCCTCGTGTTTATGTATAATAACACGTTTATGATAAGCAGAAGTATGGTGAGTATCATCTTATCATAAACATACATAAAAATTGAACCTTAAAAAATAGTAGAAATGATACGTAAATTTATCGATTTTTTAACGAAACCTGAACCACGACCTGTTCTGGGACGATGGGCGGTAAAATCATGTAATGAACTACTCACGTCCATAAACTCTGTGTACCAAAACCGCGACCACTGCGGTGATGTAATATGTCATGAACCTAAAAAAGCGGAAGAATATATTAAAACTAATAAAAAGTAATTATTTCTTATACACAAACCTAAATTTACTATACAAATCCGAAACCGGGTTCCCTTTAAGATCTTCCCACAGTGTTAAAGTAAACCCCAAATCTTCCATGCGTGTAAACAACATGTCCTTGTGCGCTATAGGTTCAACCTTAGGTCCGTCAGCGTAATACGGTGTATCGGCTAAGTGGACGTATAACTTTTCACCAAAGTTTCCCGAACTTGTATGTTTCATTAGAAAGTAGTTCCCTAATTCGTCTTTTACAGGTGTGTTCATGATAATCTTATCTGAATTCGGTATGATTCCTATGAACTGACCACCAGGTTTTATTCTATTTTTAATTGCTAACAAAGACGTCTCGAATAACTTGGGTGATTCGAATATATAATGTAACGCAAAGTTATAACACACGACGTCGTATTTTCTTTGTGGACATGAAAATATATCACCTTCATAAAAGTTGACGCGTATTTTCATATTTTTAGCACGAGACTTAGCCTCCTTAAGTGAGTCTGGGTTTGGTTCACACATGCTTATATTTGCACCGGCGTGTCGCCACTTTTGGAGATCACCACCGAATCCACATCCTACATCCAAAATACTGTCGCCTTCGCGGGTAGCCGATTGGATGAGGAGACGCTTAGACTCGTTATGGTACTTACGTATCTCCTCCATTTATCTATATTGGGTTTTATTTTTTAAGTGATTAAACGGGTGTATCCCCATAAACATTACACTTGACCCTTCGGTATCTAAATGAATGTTTTGTAAACAAATATAGCTTCTGGTCTCTTTTCGGGGTCACCGTATCCCAATGATTTTAGATACTGATGTACCTCTGAGTCTTCAGAGAAATTGTGTATTTCAATAAGAATCGAAGGTTTATGCTTCTTAATAGTTTCAGACGCACCCTTCAAAACCTGTAAC